TGCATTTTGGAGCGTAGTTCCCATCACCAGAACCGAGCAAGGTGCTTACCGCATCCTCTGTGTATGCACACATGCATTGGTCTTTTATCACCCTCACATAATCGTCACTTGGAATATATTCACCCAGATATGCCATCTCACACATATAGCAATTCTTTCCTTCTGGATTTTTCAAGCACACCGATTCATGCCGTTTTATCGTCTCTGGCCGTGCTGCCAGTTTCCGACAGAAATCGCATTTATATCTGGTTACTTCCTTCATGGCTTCCTCCACATCGTAATTATTTACGATACAACCCTTAACCGCTCCACTGGCACATCCACGTACTCACCACAATCCAGTAACACGCCAGCAATCCCTTCATAGCTTCCAATGACCTGGCCACGAAGATTTTCCCTCCATGCTCCGCTGGTCCATATCTGCACCCGGAGGATTTGGGTTGTATCTGTCAACATTATTTTTATCATTGTATATTCCCCATTAAGCTTCTTGCCGGTATGGCTCCGGGCAATCATATGGTTTCCATGCAACAACTACCTCTTTCCATGCCTGCTTGTTCCAATACTCCGATTTCCAATAGTATCTTTCTGTACTCAAACTCCCGTCAGTGTGCCTCATTGTTGTCCAGTATACTCCTGATTTTTCCGGCAGCCGCTCTTTTACCGGAATCCATCTCATACGCTTCGTTAATTCCGATACTTCCTGGCATTTTTTAAGATAAAGCTCGTCTACTTTGGGAGCAATATTTTCATAATCCCTTAATTTTCTGGTTATATCTTGTAAGATACATCCGCAGTCTGCATCATCATAGTGCACCCACCTCTCAGCGATATCAAAAATATTGTAGGCTCCCTCTGTATCTGCTGGAACTCTATATAATATCTGCTCCCAATCTTCGACACCAAAGTCAGCCTCATGTGTTAATCTTTCCATAAGTTCCTCCTCACTTTAAACTCCACCATGATTTCTGGTTCTTTCCATATCCGGTTGCATATATTTTTACATCCATCTTAGCCTTGGCTTTCATGAGCTCAGACCGTTTAATCCCTTCATCATCCGCCCGCTGCATAAGCTCAACCGCACTTACCTGGCCACCTTTCAATGTTTCACGAAGGAATGATTCTGCCCGGTCAGATTCTGTCTGGCCAAGGCCGTCCACCACATCCTTAATCCTGGCTGTCTGCACTGTATTGGCCTGGAGCTTATTGTATATGGCCTGTTGCGCATCTGCCAATTCTGATATTTGGTTCTTAATGGATTGAAGCTCCTTAAAGATGTTTTCAAGTATCTTCACCTCCCCTCCGGATGTAATCTGGGTCTTTTCGATTCTTTCCGGATCTATCTCCAGTTTTTCACATATCAGGTCCCGGACCGGCTCCGGTACCATATTGTTCTTCCGCAGGCTGCATATATAATTTCTGGAACGTCCTATGGAATATCCAAACTTTTCCATGGTCATACCCTTAGCCTGTATTATCAAAATAAGCTTGTCTACATCAATCTCCACTCTGTTCAATTCCAACATTTCCCCCTTCATGTGCTGCATATAGCAACTTATATGCTTCCAGCGCCATCATATGTTTGGTGTAATTATATGGATTTTTCTCTATCCGTTCCGGTCCCATCCGGTCCAATTCATCCTCCTCAAATTTAATCATGCTCCGAAGAATGGACCCATCGTAAGCTTCTACGGGTTTAGGTTTCTTTGGCGGATACATAACCGTGTATTCAGCCTTTAGCCGGTCAAGTTCCACAAACATAATAGTTTGATTACCCTCTTTAAATCTAACGTAACAAAAACCATCATAGTTGGCCTTGTAAGTACTCTCCATGGCCTGGAACTCAATTGAGATTATCTGATTTGCAATAGTAAAGCTTTCTTCCTTATGCAACTTTTTAAGATATTCTTTAATAATTTGTGACCGTTCCCAGCCATAGGCACCGTCGACTGTTTCCTTGCTTTTTAGGGAATATACAGGCACTCCTCCGATTGTCTCCAGGGTTCCATAGTCCTTGGCTTTCTCAGGTTCTTCTGGCCTATGTAACGAGCTGTTACACTCCCACTCACAATTTCCATGCTTGACACACTCCCAACAACATTTACAGCCGCAATCCTCACCCGTACCAGGGGTAAGTTTATATGCCTCCTCCAGGGTACATTTAAATTCTGGCCTGTGAATACACTTCCCGGACTTCTCTGGTAAGCTGCCGGCCTCTCCGCTCTTTTCTGCATCTTGCGTTACTGCTGACTGCGGTTCTGTTATCAGCTCTTTCTGTTGCGATATCGCAACGGGTTGTTCCCGCTCCGGTTGTGCTGGCTCTGGCAAGAGGTCCTCCGCGGATATCGTATAGGTCTGCTTCTCTGGCTGACTGGATTGCATCTCTGCCCTGGCCTGAACCGATGCGGCCACATCTTTCGGATCCACGCCTGGGAAATCCGTCAGCTCAATCTGGCCAGGCATCTCAATGTACGGTATCTCTTTGGGCTTTCTCATTTCCCTGATTTGTACCACAGTCATATCAGGGGTGACCTGTTCAAGCTGCTCCGCATCCAGGCTTAACATTTCCTGGAGCTGAGACTTGTTGAAATCCTTGTATTTTTCATCCAGGATTGGGCTATTCCCATCCACGGAAAACTTGTCATTACGTGACATATACCGGGATGTTGTCGAAGTGCTGAATCCGAACCGGTCCTTTGCATATTCGCATATATCCTTGTATCCAGCCTCCTTAAACAGTTCATTCCTGTTCACACATTTGAGATAATAGCCAATCGCTATCACGCTCCTGGCCGCTGACTTAAGATTAGCACGTATGTAGATTTCTGCATCTTCCAGGCTGACTCCCTCATACCATTTTCGTGCTGTCGGGGCCGTTTCCTTCACGGCGCTGGTTTCCAGTTCTTCCATTGTCTTTCCTCCCCTCAACCTTTATATATCTATACCCAGGAACTGTTATGGTCCTGGGGCATTCGTCAATGTAATTTATCAATCCTGCTTCCCGCATATCCCTCATGTGATTGAATATCGTTGATGTGGATGTATAACCCACCCCGTCTGCAATTTCCCTATTGGTGGGAGGGTAGCCACATTCCAGCAGATAGCCTGTCACAAAATCAAGTATTTTCTGGTGGATTTCCTTCATTCCCTTCTCCTTCCCCCGCCCATTCCTTTACTCGCTGTAATACCAGAGCGTCATAGTCAACATTCCGTTGGTCAAAATTGTGGAACTGGTTTCTCTGGGCCGGTTTTTCAGCCCTTTGCATCCGGTCCCTGCTCTGCATATAAAGCACCTCAAACTTCTCCCGAAACTTTGCCGTACTTCTAATATTGCTCCTCCAGAACGTGCTTTTAATGGCATAATCAAGAGCCTGGGTTATCTGTTCCCTGCTCCGTTTATCAATACGCTGCATCTTTTCAACCTCTGCTGCCCATTTCATCCGGTCACGTTCATTGGTAGGCACCTTTGCCCCTGGCATCTGTTCCAGAATAGATCCAATCAACCGGTTCACACATTGCATTTCAAATGATTCCGGGGAGAACGCTGCCGGCTCCGCAGGAGACGCGGCACTCTTTTCTTTATTACCTTTTACTTTACTTTCCTCTACTACAGGAGCATTTGTAGCCGACATATTGCCATTTGTAGCCTGCGAATGGTCATTTGTTTCCGACATATCCTTAAAAAATGGTACAAAAACCACACCTTTGCATTCTTCCTTTTGCAAAAGCCATAATTCCTTGTATACCGTCCTGTCCCTTCGTCCAGAAGCAACTGTCCAGTAACTTCTTTGGATACCTTTACTGGTTAAGACCTCCCACCCATCAAATACCCTTTTATCAAAGAGATTTATTTGTAAGCAGTAGCCCACTACCTCTCGGATAGTACCGGAACCAATGCCGCAGCCCATCTTCCTGGCGGTCGATGCACAATCGTCAAAGCCCCATCGGTAAAAATATCCTTCACTCCCGAATGCCCTTTGACAGAGATAAAAGTAAACGGAAAATCCTACCCATCCCTGTGCGTCCAGGAGCTTATCAATCTTTGTATCACTATCGAATATGTCAACTGACCAGCCGGCGTAATCAAGTTTCTTCTTTGCCTTGCCTGCCATGTTGCATTTCCTTTCTTTTTTTGAAAGAGGGCGGGGCGGCGGTCAGAAAGCAATGGTTTGCCGCCCCGTAAACACCTCCGGCATTTAATACCGTGACATATTATATTTGTCCGGAGGATAAAGCACTGAATTATCCGATGATTGTAATTCGGCTGCTGATTGCCTTAGGCATATCCATCAAGGCTTCTGTCAAATATCTCTTGATATTCGAAACTGCCTCGTTCTTCCAGATTCCGCCTTCTGCCTCAATCAGTTTAAAAATCGGTATGTCATTATTCTCACCAATTCTGAAAACAAACTTACTGGCTGGCTGACCAACCTCCTGGAAAGTCCTATAAGGAATCAGCTCCACCGGGTTTGGTACGATGGCTGCCGCCTTTGTTGCCACTCCCACAGTCATAGTAGCAACCTGTGTCCGGCCGTCATCCGAAAAGCTCTGGTCATTCTTCTTTTCAATATTCCCAGCCAGTTTCATAACTGCCTCCAGGTCCGTACTGTACTGGAAGTTTGCCTGCAGGGATATCATGAAATTCTCCTGGTCGTACCATTTGTCAAACCGATACTCGGATGTCTCAGCCTCAGTCTCAAACAGGCACTCCCTCCTACGCTCCGTATCCAATTCAGATATCAGCTTAACCTTCGTGGGGCTCACGATATGTATAATCATATCGCCATCCGGAAATTCCCGGCTACAGCTGCCGATGTAGTCTACAAGGGACGACAGGGTTGTGGCAGTGATGGAATCTGCCATTTCCTGTGCATCATACCGTTTCAGGCTCTTGTTGGCATAAGTCTTGCCACATATCTCAATGACCTCAGTTTTTTCGTTCTCCCGTGCCAGCTCCTCCACATGCTCCAATGCTGCTTTTAATCCTTCCATCATCTTTCCTATCTCCTTTTCTTTTTATTGGTTAGCCGCTGCCCTTAAATCAATCGGGCCTTTGCGGGGTTCCTCGTAAATTTCTCCCGTTTCCGGGTCAAATGTCTGCGCCGGCTGCCGTACTTCTGTATAGGCCGCAGCTGGCGCCGCTGCAACAGATGTTACCTGGGGACGGTCGCTTCCATACTCGGACATCTCAATTCGGCCCGTATTGAGATCCTGGCCCACCAGGAATACCGTTTCTGATTTCTGGAATCCGGCCAGCTTGGTCTTGACCTCAAATTCAATGTCTATGGTTCCCCTGCTCCCTGGCTTGAACTTTAAATTAATCGTCATTCCGCGCGCCGCCGCAGGATCCATGTTTGGGTCCAGGATGTTCCGGCCTATCTGGGCCAGGGCCATTGTAAACTTTTCGGCCAGCTCTCCCCCGGCAATGTTGTCAAATGTGATTGCCACTTAATCACCTCCTTCCTCAGATTGTTTCATTATGAAAAGAAATTGTCTGCAACATCATTGCTCTGCTCAGGCTGAACAGTCTGCTCCATGGCTTCCTGTCCCTGTGATCCAACCTCCGGTTCCGGACTCACTGCCGGCTGCTCCGCAGCTATATTGTCCATATCTGTCTCCACATAATCCTTGGTTCCATCATCGTGGATGACAGCCATATCCGCATCTATGGCCTGTACCAGGTCAATGCTCATAGTTCCCCATTTGGATATCAGCTGCCGAAGCATAGTTTTATGGGCCATTGCATCAAAATCTTTATACCAAAAAGATGAATACATCCATTCATCATCCGGAGAATAGTTTCCCGCTTCATAATCGGAAAAAGAAACCTTTCTCTTCGTCCCATTTTTAGTCTGAACGGTTGACTCATTCACAGAAAAAGCCTTACTATACTTATCCGCATGAGACATCATTTTTTTCTTAGACCAGTACATGCTATGTTTATATCCGCTGATTTCCTCAAACATAGCATAATATCCAATAGTTGGTGTCTCTTCCCTTATGAGGTCATCCTCAATCAGGTTGACCTTCAATTCCTCTTCCAGTGGATTATAGGATATCAATTCCCCTTCCTTGATGGATACCACATTGATTTTCTTATATACACCACTCCGCTTTGCCAACTGTATATAACCTTTATACCCCAATTGAAACTGAGCTTCCTTAACCCCCTTCTTTTTATTATCGTAGGGCACAAGGTAATACTGCCCCAGTTGGAGTGAGGGAGAAAGCTTCAATGCCTCCCCCTGGAGAGCCGCCGTAAGGATGGACGAATTTGTACATTCTGCGAGTGCCGGTGTGGCCTGCACCGCTGAAATGATTGAGGATATAAAGCGGGTCCCTGCCTGTCCCCCCAATACCTTGTTAATTTCCTTCTTTGCGGCCTCTTGTGTCAGATAGACACTGAAGTCTAGTTTCTGCTGCGGCCTGTTTGCCAGGCTGTTACTTACTGCCATAATGTTCTCCTCCTCTTACTGTTTCGGTACCGGCTCAAACCGGATACCATTGGTTTTTAAAAAGTGCTTAAGTGCTGCCGCTTGTCCCATAGTCACATACACCCGGAAATCAATGATATTCACTGGATTTTCCACGGTCTCCATCCTGGGCTGCTGGACATCGGACTTGATTTCAGGTTTTGTGTCTGGTATTGGTTTTTCAGCCTCACGCTTTCCTGCATTGATTACTTCCTGGGCCTCTGCCTTTATTTTGGCATCGCGCTCCGCTTTCTTTCTGGCCTGTTCCGCTTCATATTCCTTTCGTTTCTGTGCTGCCGCTTCCAGACGGTTCCGCTCTGCCATTGCGGCGCCAATATCATAATTTCGAAGGAAAACCTCCTTCATATCCCCGGCGTATGGGCTGTCCACCTCATTCAGTATGGCCAGGCCCTCGTCCACCCGCTGGATAAGAGCGGTTATTTCCTCTTTGATGGACTTCATGGTGGTGGAAGTCAAGGCATATTCTGGTTTCATTACACGTTCAAAAGGCAGATATTTTTCGATATCATGGATGTTTGCATCATAAAAGTCCCGGACTTTGACTGTCTTTTCCTCGCGCTGGCGACGCTCATAGTCTTTAATCTGTCCATCTATATTATCAATAGCTTTCTGGACAATGCCCTCAATGTCCTTTACTTCTTTTCCGAACTGTTCATCAGGTGCGAGAAGCTTCTTTCTGACTTTCGTCCGGGTTCCTGTCAGGGATTCTATGAATTTATTAAGCTTTGCCCTATCCTTCTTAGCCTGATTGATGGTTTCGTCCGTATAGACAGACACAGCGTATTCATCCGCGGCAGCCGCAACCTCTGTTTTCAGTTCCTCATAGTTCCAATCAATTTTTTGGATAAACCCGTCATCCTGCGGGTTGTATATTTTCAGTTCCATTTTGCCTCCTATTCCTCAAAAACAACGCCCATATCAGACAGGAAATCATAAAGCCCTTCAAGGGTCTGCTTATTCTGCATAGACGCCTGCTCTTCCTCTTCCTTTTTGCACTCAACAACAAATCCTTTCTTTTTAAGGCAATCCGGACATACATCAATAGTAATTCCGTAACGTCCTACCCCCTTCATCCTGATTCCTTCTGAATTGATGGTGATTTTAGCTAAATCATACCTGCTCTTACTCTGTTTACAGATATCGCATGTATAGACTTCTGTCCTCATATACTCACCTATATCGCCGGGAGAACCAAATCCGGCCTGCGTCCTGTGACCACACAGTCCCAGAACCGCCTTTCGGCCTCAACCAGGTACTTGATATCCTCCTCAACGTCCTTCCTATCTATAAAATAATGTTTCGTTGTAATCCGCAGTTCTCCGCCCCACTCACTCTTAAGCTGAGCCTTTAGGACCACAAAATCATATTCCGTCACGGCCAGGTAATGAAGCACCTGACAGAAATAGTTATCCGGTATCCGGTCACGCCACTTCTCACGCTGCATACTTTGCAGAA